ATTCATATAAAGTCGCATCTTTCTCTGCGTAAAATATTCTAAACATAATTATTACCTTATGATCCTGAACCTGTACTTATCATTAAGAAACTACCACTTCTCCATAATTGTCCGTTAACTGCCGGATCTGAAGTTGGTAACGAAGCCGTATAAATAAATGCAGTTCCTTCTGAAATAAATGTATCTGTAACAGAAACATAATTAATTGAAGCTGATGTTGCAATTGCAGTTGACCCGGAAAGATATGAAGCCGAAATTGCGTTACTGGCAGTTACTGAATATGAAGCAGATACTGCATTTAAAACATATGACGCAGTTTGTGCTGTTTCTACATATGATGCTGTCGATGCAGTTCCTGTTAAATTTCCAATTAAACTGCCTGTTATATTAACAGATCCAGATAAACTTAAGTTTTCTACTTCATTACCGGTTAAAACATCATATAAATCTGAAACAAAACTTGCAGAAATAAGTCCCCCAGCTGTTATCTGTGCCCTATTGTCAGATAATACACCCATTATTGTCCTTTTAATATAAATATAGTATTAGTAATTTACTACTCTACCTTTTATATCAGAATCGGGAAATTTCACTTCAAATATACTAGGATCTAAAGATGGATAGATAATACCATTCTTTGTAGCAGAAGATAAATCGTAGGCATTCCCGGAGTATCCTAAATCAGAATCAATTTTATTCTTCATAATAACACCAACGACATTTTGCACTCCTTCGGTGTTTGCTATAACGTTAACTACTTCTGATTTTACAATCGGTTGATTAATTTGCCAACGATCAATATTAAAAAATTCTTTAACATTATTAATTGTTCGTAATAACACGTCATTGCTATTATAATTTGACTGTACCGTTATTTCAAATTCTACACCTATATTAATTATATATGCATCCTTTATATTAATTGCATCTGTTAGTATTCTATAATAATCTAGGTATGATTTTAAATTTTCTTTAACTGCTGGATTCAAAGCTGTTAACTGTTTAGATGCATTATATCCTAAAACATACATGTTCATTGCTAGTGGATTCTGAACTCGTGCTTCAATTTGTTGTTGTTGTGAAATTTGATCATCTGGCACAATATATGCTTTTGCTACACTTCCAAATCTTGTTGGCATAGAATAAGATCGAACAATATAATCTTGCGCAGTTACAAGTCGATTCTGTGTAGCAAAGTTACCTAATGCAGAATTTTTAATTTCATTAAGCGTTTCTTGAGATCTTGCTCCAGCAGCCGGATTTGGATTATTAACTGTTAAACTTCGTTTTACAAAATTCAGCATTCCGGTTGATTCCGAACTATTAATATTATCTAAAAATTTAACTTGACTAATTTCAGTCAACGTGTTCGCGTCTACATTATCAGCAACCCCATTTCCAATTGTATATGTTACCGTTAATGTGGTATTAGCTGGAGCTTGACCATATGCTCTAGTATATAAAAAATTCGAAGGATCTATATCTACATCAATAGGTCTTCTGAATCCTGCTAATCCGTTACCTACGTTATCCGGATTAGGAATAATTTCTTCATCATTATTATCAGATATACCAGCACCAAATTGTATCTCAGTTTTATTATCAGATCTCAATCGTGTTACATATCGTTTCGATGTTTTTTTCAATTTCAACAGATTTGTAACCGATGATCTATACTGTGATAGATCCGGGTCATTCTCTACTAAATTTGGAACATCTTCAAAAACAGTATCTTGTGCTAAATACGGTACCTGATACCAATTATCTCCATCTGACTCTTCAATACTTAATATGTCAATTACATTTAAATCAGGTAATACTATTTTATCATATGGTACTGGGCCATCAAATGAAAAAGTTGCTGTCTTAACTGTTCCGGAGGTAGCTCGAGCTGTTTTCTTAAGAAGATAATATATTGGTAAATTTGTAGTAGTATCGGCTTCATACACAGTTACTTCAGTTGGATCAAAAGAAGAGCTCGTTGTAAAGTCTACGTAGTCTAGAGTCCTAAATTCGGCAACTCCGTCTTGTTGCTTAACACGTAAACCAGGTTGAACTGTAACTGCATAATTATAATCTGGCCTAACATTATCACCAGTACCGATAGCCGGAACAATAATATATAAGTCTAAATTAGTTTGTGCTCCGGTAATATTTTTTGCATTGTAACCTAATGCTCGGGCCAGATCCAATACATTTGCTCTTTCTGAAGCGTGTTCTAATAATGACTCCTTAAGATTTGAATCAGAATAATAAGATAAAACGTCGCCTACGTATGATGCCAATTCTATTAAAACCATCCCGGGCGATGATTCATTAAAATCTGTATATGAATTTGGGAAATATTGTTTTGTAAAATCAATTAAGTTTTTCTTGAAGTTAGAAAAATCTTTCCCTAAATATGATATATCTTTTGTCTGATTCATTATTATCCTTATTGTACTGTAATATTTTGACCGTTTGACTCAATAACAATAGGATCTCCACTAAAATCATTAACCGCCCATTCTATGGATATTGATAATGATAAATCTAATCCCGGGTCATCTTCAAATGTTTTTATTTCTATATTGGTAATTTCAATATACGGAAGCCAGATATTAATTGTTTCAGTTATATCCGTAATTATGAGTTGCTTTAACTGATCTGTTATAGGTTCAAATATATAACGCATTAAATTAGAACCAAATGTAGGATGATATACTCTTTCTCCTTCAACTGTCAATATCAAATTGATTAAATTTTCTTTTGCTTGATCAAACTTTGAATATATCGGAGGAAGTATACTAGTAGTTTTCGTAATCGAAGTACCTAGTACTACAGAATTTGAATTATTTTGTATATCTTTATTGGTTATATTTAATACAGTATATCCCATTATCTATTCTTTTTCGAATCAATAGCTTTCATTAAAGCACTATAATCACGTGTCATTGCTTTTGCAACTGCAGGAGTAACACTCATGTTTTTGCCAGTTTCTGGATCTGTCATGACAGTTGGAGCATTCATCGATGGATGTATAGGCATACCTTGACGCATTTTTCGTTGAGCTCCAAAATTCATTGCATCAGCCGAAGTCATGGAAATGTCTTCTGTCATTAAGTCTGCATATGACGCGTTCATAGCAGTTGGCTGTTGCTCTCGTAAAGATTCGGTTTCATTTAAAATATCTGAAAATTTATTTTTTTCAAATTCAACTTTATTCTTTCTTGTTGCAGATCTAACTCCCGCCGGTTTATTAATATATGAAGCTGATTCTTTAATAGTTTCAGATTTCATTTCGTTGATTGTAGATTGTAACCCCTCTTGTAGTATTTCTGTTAGTTCTTCTTTAATAACTTCCCGAACTTGTTCTTTTACTACTTGCTTTAAAATTTTTAAAAACTTAGTCTGTTCCATAATAATAGTTTTATTTATTAATAAATATTTGTATTGATAATTTATGACCAAGAAACGTCAGAAGGTTTCGGGCCAAATATAACACCAGAAGTCGTATTAATATAATAATCTCCAGATACACCAATATTATTAGCAGGGTCTGCTGTACCAGATAAAATCTTATTAGGAGCTTCTTTTAAAGATGTTGATATTTGTTGTCCTTCTTCTAATAACGCCTGTATTGTCTGCAAACGCTGATTGATATCTTCATCTGTCACATTAACTTCTCGATAAAATGTGCTAGGATACAAATTTGCTAAATCTGTTAATGATAATCCTTGATTTAAATTGGTTTGTGATAATTGACCTAATCCATTGAATCGTTGTGAATCTCCACATACTTGAGATAACAATTGATCTGCTAAATTTCCTACGGCAGATACTTTAGTTAAAACCGGCGAAAATAATTCAATTTGCGTAGACAATGTTTCAAGAAAATTAGAAATACGATCTATTGCTTCAGCCGCAGCTGATATAGTTTGAGAAATACCTGCAGGTGGCCCGGTTGGTATCGCTAATGCTACAGTTGATGCTGCTTGCGCCGTAGTCGACACTATTTTTAATATATCCACCGTGGTTGGAACAAATGATAATATTGGGTCAAGTGTGGCAATAACCCCGTTTAAACGTTCTAATAAGCTGCGTATTTGTTGAATTTGAGGGTCATTACATGAAATATTAGGAGAAACGCTTAGCAATTTATTCTGCAATTCTGCTGTTGTATTAATTAGTTTGGACTGTGTATCTGACAATAAAGGAGATACCTGTTGTTGCAACTGCGGTATTATGTTAGGTAATTGATTAAATGGAAAAACCGTTGCCATTATTATCCTTTATATTTATATTTATCTTGTAATATATTTGTATTTTCTGCTTCTCCTAGTTTTGTTAACAGTGGTACTAGTTGAGGGCTTAAAAGTAAACGATCTCCCTTTACTGTGCCAGCAGATAGAATTTTAATAAGTTCACCGATTATTTCTATTATTGCCGTGCTGTGCAAGATAGGCTCTTTGTCTTGATCAGTCCCCATTGAAATAACCGGGGCATTTAATTCTATAGCTTTATTACTATCTAATGCAACTACATCGTCTTTAGATTTTAATATAATTTTATCTGCTGAACCAATTAGTGATGATCCATTAGTTTTACTTTTTCGTAAAGGATTATTAGTTGTGAAATTAGAAATATTCTGTGTGCTAGTTAGCCACAACGACGAATAATCAGAATCAATGTTTTCTACAACAAATTGTTTACCCGGTCGATTGTTTTTAGTGTTAGACAGTATTATTATAGGATCAGGATCATTTGTATCGCCTGTCCATGTTGGAGTAACTGAATTTGAATTAGATTTAACTGTCGATCCTAATCGAATTGTATTTCCCCATCTACCCTGTAACATATGATCTCCGGGATACATTTGTGCTGACGAAATAGATTTTGTTGATATACTATCATCAGGCGTGTTACTTTTATCTACTAAACCCGGTAAAAAATTATTTTCGATGTTACTATTCATTCCGATAACTGGAAAATAGTACCATTGTTCATTTGATGTTCCGATCGGAGAATAACCTTTAAATAACAATACATGCTCTCCCTTTAAGGGGATTGTACAAGCATGCAAATTATAAGGTTTAGCAGCCACAGGATCAGATTCCAATGTTTTATCTGAATACAATAAAACTCGGATAGTATATAAATAATCTAAATTATTTTCTTCTGGTGTAGAAGTAATTACTTGATGCGTATTGCTAGTTTCAACAACTTCGCCAAGATAAAATTCAATCCCACTATACATTGTCTTTATCTTCCAGTTTCTGTTTTGCTTGATCGACTCTTTGTCTCAATTCCCGATCTTCTTCTTCTATTTTTTTAATTTCTTCACTCAATTCTTCTTCATATGTTTCTTGAGCAATTGCTAGAAGTTGTTGTTTTTCTTCGTCGGACATGAAACCATCCGCTCCTGCAATAGTTTGTTTGGTTGAAATATAACGTTGAACTATCGCGGCAAGTTTAATTAAGTGATCATCATTTTTTACTGCTACATCCATATACTCTTTAATAAGAGGAACAATGATTGTAGCATCTGATGCATTTTTTATAAGAGGTTGTAACTGAGAAATTAGCTGAGCTATCTGACGATCTTTTTTCTTAGAATTATGATAGACCTCAGACATGATATCCGAAAAAGTAGTTGATTTGAATATAATATCATCTTTGTCCATAAAAACCTTTATTAATAAATATTAAAAAGGCAATTTCATGAATTCTGTTTCTTTATATTCTTCAAATTTTTCTTCGTATATATTCTTAAGTACTTTCATGACACGTGTTAGATTGTTAGTCTGAGACGGATCTAGACCAGCTCTTTCTCGTATTAAAATATACAATGCTTTTTTGTTATAATCTTCAATATTAATTCGATTTTCGAAAAAATGCAAAATGCAGTCCGCAACGTGAATATCAGTAGTATTAGAAAATAAATAGTTTAAATTGGTATAACAATATTCAACATATTCATCCATGAAGTATCTAATATTCTCTTGCATTTCATCATTATGCAATTCATTTAATACATTTCGATCTTCATCTAAATTAATTTCGTCGGTTTTACCTTTTATTTTTTTATAACCTTTTTGATTTTCAGCAATTAAATAATTCCATGAAGTTCTAGTATAATAAGAATAAGCTTTTCCAGACTCCGGATTAAATTTGTTTAATCGTTCTGTAAGATATGTTACTAGATCACTTTGCAAATCTAAAAATGTAGAATCGATATAATCTGGCTTCATTTTATTAATTAAATTTTCAGACAGTTTCATAAATGCTGGGAAAATGAATCGTCGATATATTTTTTCTCGTAATACCGGACGATCAGTTTTATTATATGCTACAATTGCTGCCTGTGTAATTGAAGTAAAATAATTATTACTCTTCTTCCGTTTCCTGCCCATCGAATTCTTCCTTTAAATCTTCTATAACTTGTTTTAATAATTGAAATGTAGTTCCAGCTTCATCATCTTTTTCAAATGCTCCTAATCTGTCAATGCGTTGCATTTCACGATGTGCCAATACAATTTTATCATACATGTATTGATTACTCAGTTCAACGGTTTCATAAAAATCTTGAGTGTCAGCTAACAAACCGGCTAATATATAAGCTCTATACAGGAAATAGATTAAGCCTACAAGTGCGAATATAAATAATATAATAAATGTCAATAACATGTTTATCCTTCTTTAAATGTGCTAAAAATGTCGCTAATTGATTTGTCAATTCCTGGATTATTTTCAGCCAAGTTTTTTAATCCGTTGCTTTTAGATGTTTTTGTTTTAGAAACAACTGGCTTAGGAGAAGAACTCTTTTCATTTCTCCATTGTTCGAATTCAATCTGAGCTGCCATATGATCTGCATGGTGCAATATGATAGGTAAATTCGTTTTTAATTTTGCTTGAGCAGATCGCGCAACGAAATATG